AGGATGTTACCCTTTCCACGACGAGTTTCATGCCCGATAGCATTCATATCTCTTTCAATCTGGAAAAGAAGTCCCTTGAATTTCTCAACAGACCATCTACCATTTGAGTCGACGTCTAAGTCGAATGTACCAGCAGTTGCTGTGTTGTTTTGAGCACCAGGTCTTGCAATCTTGTAAACAGTTCTAACAACTTCTCTGTTGATCTCAGCGAGAACTTCAGTAGAAAGAATGTTTGCAAGCTCAGACTCAGCGTCTAAACCATGAACTGCTTTCAAGTCCTGAGCAAGCTCTAAACTGTACTCTGCCTTTAAAGCTCTTGACTTAGCAGTAACAGTAACCTTCTCAATCGAGAATCCCATCTCGTTGAAGTGGTTAGTTGCACCGTCACCAAGTGCTTCAGACTGAGCAGTTGTCATACCCTGTCCACCGATAGTGTAGTTGCCTGCACCGTCTGCGAGTAGACCTGGGTTAGAACCTGTCATGTCGTTGGAAGCGAGACCATCAGAACTATTCTCTGAAGAATGCTCAGTGTCAACTTCGTTGAAGAATGTTTCAACTGCACTGTTGTTGATGTCTCTGTTTGTGCCTTTTGTGGAGCGCATTGCGAAGATAAGTCCTGTAGGACCTGTCATTGGTTGCACACCGCAAATGTCGTAAGCAATAAGCTTAGGCATACTACGACGGATTAAGCTGATTAATACTGGGTCGAAACCTGCAACTGGACCTGTAGCTGTGCTACCACCAGAGAAACCAGTACCACCAAGAGAGTTGGTAGGTGCTGCTTCAGTTACTAATCCTCTTTCTTCTTTCAAGAATCTCTCTTGATTCTCAAGGAGGACTGAGGTCACCGATTTTCTATACTTGTCGGAAATCGCTTCGATTTCGTTATGGTCTAGAATAGGAGCCCACTTCTCCTGTAGATGTTCTGCGTTAAACATTTGGATTTAGTGGATTTGTTTACTTGCCCCAACGACTGATTGCCTGCACGTATGCTGACATTGAATCAGTTGCGGGTGTTTCTGCTACTTCCTTAGACTCAGTTACTGTCTCAGCAGTACCTTTTGTCTCAGGTTTTGTAGAGAAATAAGACTCACGTAAAGTAGAAACTTTCGCACGGAAAGATTCTTCATTCTCAAACTCAACAGCTTCCGCTAGAGAAATAAGTTTCTCTTTCTGAGAGAGACTTAAGCCCTCTGCGATTTCTGTCACAATCCCATTCTTGATATAGTTGCCGACTTGCTTAGACAATCCGACGTTTTCTTCAATCGACTCGTTGAGTTTTTCTTCCATACTATTGAGTTGTCCTTGTAATTCATCAACAAGGTCAACTTTCTCGTCAGGAATTTCTATGAAATTCTCAACGAAAACTTGTTTGATTCCATCCAATACGGATGTTGCCATCTCTTGCTTAATTCCTGCTTCAACAGCGAGATTGTTTTTCTCCATCCACTGTGATACAGAATAAGTAAGATACTCATCGACCTTTTCTGCAAGGTCTTTCTTGACTGAATCAATTTCTTCTTCGAGGACTTTAGCGTATTCCTCGTGCATACGGTCTAGCTCTTCGTTTAAACGAGAGACTACAGCAGCTTCAAAGATTGTTTTTGCTTTATCTTTGAATTCCTCACTGAGGTTTTCACCTTCGGTAAGTGCAGCAACGTCAGCAGAAAGGTCAACTTCAATGACTGCTCTTTCTTCTGATTCGTCTTCAGCAATAACCTCACCTTCTGGCTCGTGTCCTGCTTTTACATCACCCTTATCACTAAATGTTGCTGTCGCAGATGATGCGTCAGATGGTTTAGTTGTAGGTGCAGCAGCATTACCACCCGCAACAGTTTTCATTTTGTTGCTGTCGTCGTCTGGTTTGCTGTTGAAAGGTGTAGGTCCGCCTAGGTCTTGGATGCCCGCAAGACTACTACCGTCAGCACCCAGCTTGGGCATCGGTTCGCCTGGCTTGGCATTTGCGGTTACACTCGATTCATCTAGAGTTTTGTTCTCTGTTGACATTGTAGTCTCCGAAATCTGTAATTGTAAGCTATATGCTATATTTATTTATCATTAGAAAGATTTCAGTAGCTGTTGAAACGCGGAAAGTTTAATTTCTTCCATCTGATTTCGCGCAGCATTGTTAATTCTTCCTTTGATTTGGTCTATTGTTTGCTCGTGTATAGCACCACCTGCATAGACCCACTCTCTTCCTTCCATAATTCCATTCACAAAAGCGTCTGGAGCTGAAGGGTCTGCAACTATATCAGCTGCAGTAGCGAGCATGAAGTCGTCAGCAACGATTTTTAAACCGTTTTCTTCCTTGATTGACCCCAATCCTCTTGAGGATACACCAAGTTTTACTCCTTCATCTAAAAGACTCTTAGCAATATTACCCATAGGTGTGTCTAAGATTCTTGCTTTTCCTACAAAATTATTACCTTCTTGTTTAAGAGAAGTAATCAAATGTGAAACGCGGTCAAGATTGATAGTAGGACCATCAGGATGACCTAACTCACCAAGTGAGCGTCCCTTCTTAATGTAAGACTCATTGTATTTATCCACTTCTCTTTGAAGAGTTTGGACAGGATACATACGTCCGTTACGATTTTTGATTGCTCCTTGTAGAAATACACCTTCGATAAAGTGTGACTTCTTGCCACCCTTACCTTCTGTGATAACTACTTTACAAGTTTCAATCTCTTCCCGAATCAGTTTCATCTGGAGTTTCCTCTGGTGTTTGTGCAACAGGCTCGTCTGCGGGTTGCTCTGTATTCTCAGGACCTTCTTCCTGAGGAGCAAACATCACTTTGCCGATTTCCTGTTTTTTGTTGTCCACAGCTGTAACAGCAGCAGCATTCATACCAGTTGCAACGTAATCCGAGAGGTCTTTTTGACCCGCGAATAGCGCATTAACTATATCTTGAGCGGCTTGTGTTGGCATAATGTTATAGTATCGTAATAATTATTTATATATCTCCCTTTTTGTAGTCCGCAGGCTTGATTCCTTGCTCCGCAGGGTCAGGTGGTTCTGGCTCTAAAGACATTGCCATCTGCTCATGCTCCATGCTAGGCATAGCAAGTGGGTCGATTGCCTTACCTTCCCTAATTTCTGCTTCCATCTGCTTATCCATTTCTTGAAATAATGCTTCTGGTTGCTTCAATACTTGTTTACGTAAGTATTCTAAGGAGAAGTAACGACCTACAAATGGGTCCATCTGCTGCAGTAATGCCATACGTGCATTCTGTATTTCTTGCTCTTTTAATTCAGAGAAGTAATTATCAGCGATGAAATCATACTGTATATGCTCCTTCATCTCATCCCATTCTTCAAGAGTAAAGATACCCTTTAAAACGACTTGAGTTTTTAGGAGGTCATTGAATAAATCAGAGAATCTCTTGCGCAATCTGACTACAAATTTCTGGAATTTTACTTCGTCTCTTGTAATCTCAGCACTTCTTCCAACATTAAATGCGGAATCAGATTCTAAGCGTGACTCGGGTACGTTGAGTGAGCGGTAGAGTTTCTTCTGGAAGTACTTGACATCCTCAAGTTCTCCAAGATTTTGTCCACCTGGGAGAGTAGAGATTTCCGTGCCTCTTCCCCCTTCTCTTCTGGGTAACCAGAAGTCTTCGAGCATTGACATGAATTTCTTGTCATCTCTTATTTCTCCTGTGTCAGCGTTGTATACTAATTTATTTCTATAGCGAGCCATAACCTCACGGAGGTATTGCTCTGCCTTTTGTTTAGGTAAATTACCTACATCAATGTAGAAAATCCTACGCTCAGGTGCGCGGGACAATCTATATATCACCAAACTATCCTCAATCATACGTAGTTGATTAAGAGCTTTGATAGCTTTGTGTAGATGTGACAACACATAGTTGCGTTGCATATCCATTTGTCCTGAGTGACAGAAACAAATAGCATCTGTGGCAATCTTTATACCTTGATTTTCATATCCACGTAAACCCTTTGGACTGTATATAAAATACTCAACTGCCTTAGGTATAAGCGCATTTACCTGTGGGTCTACAGGTGATATACGGTCTTTTGGTTTATCGTATTCGATTACTTTTTTAATCTTACGAGGGTCAATATACCTTAACTCAGTAATACCTTTCTTAGGATCGTCTGGGTCTATCATCTTATGATAGAAAAGACGACCATCGATATACCATCTACGGAAAATATCGTATGCTCGTCTGTCAAAATCTAGTAAAGATAATATGTTTTCAAACTCTTCACGAAGTCTATTCTTTACGCTTTGTGAAACTGGTAGGTTAGATAACTCAATATCTACAGGGTGGTCATCTAAATCACCCGCGATTGCTTCGTTAGTGATGTCACTGATTGCAGCATCCGCTTCTGGATGAAGAGACATTTCACGGTATCTACCAATGAGGTCTACTTCATTTGACTTGTTTGCGGAGTCACCTAGGTCAACGTACTGCCCAAAATAACCACCCGCTACTATGGGTTGCGCTGCATCATCACTATCTTTATGCACAAAAGAAGGACCCTTCTGGGATTCCTTCTTTTTGCGCTCAAGTGAATAACCAAATAATTGCGTCATTCCTTTTTTCCGCTACTATTATATGTTTATTTATTATACCACAGATTAGGTATAAAATCTACTACCCTTGTGGCTTAGCGTTTCCTGCGTTTTCCTTGCTTACAACTTCCCAGTATTGTACTTGGAATTCAACTGTATACTCCTCAGGAGTATCGTTGCTATCCCATGCTAAATCAATAGCAGAGATGTTGGAAGGCCAGATAGAAGCAAACTTATAAGACCTAGTTATGTTACCTTGACGGTCATACTGTCTTACAAATGCATCTTTTTGATAGTCCTGTATGTCATCAAAGTGCTGTAGGTTTTCCTGCATGTCTTGTATTCTACTTGACCATGCTTCAAACTTAGACCTTAATGCAAAACCTTCATCGTTTAGGACTGTAACTGTCCATGGCTCGAATGTGCGGTCTCCTGCAATCTTTAATACCCTACCTCTGTAAGGTACGTCAACAACACCAACTGTAGAAGCAGGAAGATTCGCTGCTTTAACTAGCATGGTTGACATCTGTGCATTACCACCACCAGGTGTGTCTCCACCTACTGTTGACTTTGAGCTGTTTTCTGCGACAGTTGAGTTAATTCCGCTATCTGCTCCTGATTTAATTGTGCCTCCCTCAGGGAAAAACAATTCAACTTGAAACAGATTAGGGCGTGCTAAATCCCTAATCGAGTCACGGAATTGGAGTATTGGTACTTGTACTTCTGACATTAGATTGTCTCCTTGTTGTTAATTGATTGGGATTAGCTTACTATTTCAGAGAAACTAGCACCAGTCCTAGTTGCAGTGAATGTTAGTGTAATAAAGTTAATCGACCTTGCTGGCTTCACGAATATCTCCGCGAAGAATTCCCCTCTATCTATAGCGTCAGCTGGGTTGTTTGTAGCATCGCAGACTACTAAGAAGTCTACAATACCTCTCCTTGACTGGACGGAGCGGAGGAATGGCTCAACTATGTTTTTGAATTGTGCACGAGTAAACTCATCATTCAATTCAAATAGTTGATTCTTAGCAGCGACTGAGATTGACTCTTCCAAGACAAGGAATAAACGTCTAACGTTGATTCTGTCAAATGCGGAGGAGTATCCAAGTGCAGTCTTATCTCCGAAGAGGATAATTCCTTCACCTGGGAATGCTACTATTGGGTTAACTCTTGCAGCATATAATCTATCTCTGTGGTCTTTTAGAGGTGAGTATGCAAGTTTAATTGCATTCAAGATTGTGCCTCTATTGAATCCTGCAGGAGAGAACCATGCTTCTGAGTTAAGAGTTGTGCTTAACACAAGTCCTGCCATGTCACCGTTACATGGAATGTAACGATAAACATCATTATACTTATCGTAAATGTATTTGTAGTTGTTATCAAATACCGCATAACTTGTAGATGCTAATGCATCGAAGTAGTCAATAGTTTTAGTTACGATGTCGTTTGTGCTTGGTTGTCCAATAACATCACCTCTGTGTGGAGAGATGAATGCCATACAATCTTTTCTTGAGTTAGCAATAGAGATTATATGTTGTGCCTTAGCAATACTGTCACCTACAGTTGTCATTGAAGGACCCATTAGGATGTAATCAATGTCAATGGTTTCAGCATCGTCAAACAAGTTAAACGCTGCAAGTGTTTCTGGACGTGCTACAGAGTAACCGTCGACTCCACCTTGTAATGCGTATCTAATTGTTGCTTGATTTTTTGTGCCTACTAATGGTTTAGCAGATGGGTTAGTGCCTGTTGGGTCATCTAAATCATTGATTGAAGAAGAAGACTTGATAAGGTCAAACTCTCTATTGATACCTGATAGACCAAATCCACCAGATGCGTTAACGTCTTTATCATAGACGTCACCTGTTTCGTGACTACCCCAGAGGATGTATTGTGACTGTGCTTTGATTACATCTTTGTAGTAGATGTTATCTCCTTGAGGTGACTTAGCATCAGATGCTTTAGAAACGTTAAGGAATTTCTCAACAACTGAGCCAGGTGTGCCTGTTAGTTGTCCGTCTCCATCAATGACTATGACATGCATTAAGTCATTGTGTCCGCCTCTTTCTTCTACCCATGCAGAAGTTG